AAATAATCCTGTCTTTTTCCTAAAGCTGTTACACCATGAAATGCCACCGCCGCTAAAAATTTATCTTTAGCCAGAGTAGAACTCAAAGGTACTATGAACTCTCTAACTCCATCCTTAGGTAAATGTAACCTAATTAAAAGACTTTCGCCATCTTCTGGGTCATGTATTCTCTTTACTACATATAAATCGTATGGATAAACACATACATTTTCGGGCGGTTCTTCTTCATTCTTTTTAATTTCTATGTATACACCACCTGTAGGGGGTCTGTTAAATCCACGTGGCGGTAATGGTATTTCATATGTTTGTTTTTCTTTTGTGACAGCATTCTCTTCTTTGACTACATAGTCTTCTACTTTAGATTTTATAAACTCTTTACCTAACACAACAGGAGAAGTTATCTTGTGTTGACATCCTTCACATCCACCCGGATTCAAAGTTTTAAATGTCTCACATTTATATGGCCCTTTAGTTTTCGATGCTTTATAAAATGCTTCTTCTTCATTGTACTGTGGGTGCTTGTTAGACATTACCCGAATAGCTTTTGACCTATCTGTACATACTTCTGCTATAGATAAAACTGCTCTCCACATAGGTTCTTCTAAAGATTCTTGATTACCATATGCGTATACTATTTGGGCGCAACCAACACCCCCCATAGATTTCTTGAATATTGTTTTAAATTCAGTTTTAAAGTTGCCTTGTAGTTTTTTCGTTAGAGGGTCGGTGTAATCTCTAAAATCTTTTTTCCGTAGTTGGTCAAATAAAGATGCCGAACTATATCCACTTACTGCATTTTCTATTTGTTCTAACTCTACAGGCTCACCCTTACTACGCACAACTACTGGTTTTGGTTCATCTCCCTTGAAGTTAAATGTATCTGGTACACGTAAAATCCTAGCATTGTCAGCCGTGACGTTTGCATCAGCAGAGAAGTTTTTATCTGAACATAAAGCTTTTAAACTCTCAGCAATAGGCTTCCACGTCTCTTTTGATATCGACGTAGTTAAAACCCAGTAAACGTGTATACCGTTACCAGAATCTACTAACAAAGATGGTTTAGGTAAACCTGCTTCTCTACGAAAAGCTTTGAGGGCTTTTAAACCATCGGACTTTGTTTCATAGTCTTTATTAGGCCCACAGTCCACATCCATAAAGAAACATTTAAGTTCTTTAGAATTTTCTTGCGACCTACTACTATCATCAGTAAATGATGCCAAAGCGACGTACGCATCGCTCTTTCTTTCAACTATTCCTTCTGTATCTTTAACTAATTCATCAACAGTTCTATAAAATTTATCTTTATTATTTTTTCTTTTTATATCTGTAGAACAATAGAGACCGTTAGTCGGTAATACAAAAGAAAGAAACTCTTTCTTTGTAAGCATAATAATCCCCTAGGGTAGGGGGAGTTACCCCCTAGTTTTTTAATTTAGCAACTAACTTTTCTACCTGTTTGATATGCGTGTCTTGAATTGTAGTAATACCTTTGAACCAATTATAGACAGTCATCCGAGTAACATTAAGATACTCAGCCACATCATTTACAGGTATATCGTTTTGTACACAAATTAACCCTAGTTTTACACCTAACAAATCTGAGTCCGCTTCGTTAACCGCATTAACAAATTGTACGGAGTAACCTTTTGACATATATCACTCCTCGTCGTCGTCCCACTCGTCAATAACTTTCTCTACGTCAACCTTAGACGGAGCCTCTTTTTCTTTCTTATTGGCTACCTTTTTAGGTTCAGCAGACTCGGCAGGTTCCTCTATCTTAGCAGGTGCTTCCTTATGCTCTATCTGTTTGGCAGGTTGATTAACCGACATAGTAACTAACCTTTTTACCTCATCAGATTCAGACTTCTCAAGTGCTACATCAAACTCGTCATTCTCTAATAAACGTACAGGCTTGAACGTTATCTTACCAATACCAGAAGTATCAAAACGCATCTCTGTTACTACAGACATGATAGGTGCGCCCTGTGTAGCAATACGTCTTGCATATGCTTGTAAAGGCCACTTGTTATTTTCACCCTCACCGAAAATAGACTTAGCAGGTACATTCAGTTGATAGACAGGGCCGTTAATATCACCTTCCAAAACAACAGCAATACGTTGTTGGAATCTACAAGCACGGCTCTCTCCTTGCCCAGAACCTTTGATATTTTGTGGACAGTCTACACAATTTTTAGACTGTGGGTTTTCTACTTTCGGGTCTGGTTTAGAACCATCAGCCGACCAACAATCAGGTGCAGATACTACACCTTTTTTATAAGCCCCTGCATAATAAATCCTAGAGACGTGTTCAGATGCACCGACAATAACTACGTTCATGGCACGGTCTTCATTACAAGCAACTTCTTTACCATCTACCATCATGCGCCATACACCACCCTCAATGGAAATACGTCTAATTCCAGAACCACCAGAACCACCCATCAATGACTTTGTTAAATTATCTACACCACCCTTATTACGAATGTGGTCAGGTAATCCTTTTTTAAATATCGCAATATCGCTCATTCCATTCTCCTATAGTTAATTAAGTTTTTCTGCGAACTGTTACAGCATAACGACTGTCCACGTTAAGTCCCGGAGGTAACTTGTCAGGATTCTCCTGTAAAAACTGACTCATGTTGGATTGTGCTATGCGCTTCTCTAGTAACTCTAACGCATTGTTATCTTTTATAAACTCATACATAGATTGCCAATCAGCCGTATGGTATCTCTTCGATATACGTCTTGTTACTGTGCCATAATCTGTGCGTAAACTTTCCGCACCTGTATCTTTACAAACTTCAAGAAGTTCGTTTTCTATCACACGTAAAGCTTCTTTCAACTCTTCGTCTTTCTTTTCAAACTCGCTTTTAAGATCAGCACGTTTGTCCCGAATCTTTACGTAGACTTTTACTAACTTATCTACTTTCATTTACCCTCCTCCATTTAAAACACGTATATAAATACTACAACCTACTTTATACATTGTCAATCATCTTCTAAAATATTTTTATATAAATCGACAAGTTTATTATGTACATCAATTTTTGACTGTAGCATTTTGTACATTTTCTTTTCTGCATGAGACCCTTGTAAGTGTACGACAGTACATGGATTCTTTTGACCTGCCCTGTGTACTCTTGCGTTTGCTTGTAAATACGTTTCTACAGACATGACAGCAGACCAATACACCACCACGTTTGCGGCGTGGAGCGTTACTCCATGCGATGCGGCTTGTGGTTGTATGACTAATATTCTTGGGTCTTTTGTTGTTTGAAATCTATTAAATATATCTGTTCTATTGTTTACAGATACTCCCCCATGTATCACATCACACGTATACTTGTTTTTAAGTAGATAATCTTCTATTAAATTTATTGCATGACGGTAGGGTGCAAACACAATAACTTTGTGACTTGCTTCATCAATAACTTCGGTCAACACTTGTAGTCTATTAGATACATCAAACTCTACTGTATCTCCATTATCCGTGTATACCGCACCACAAGATAATTGTAGGAGTTTGTTTAAGTTTGCAGCGGCATTAACAGAAGTTATTTCTTCTCCGGCTGCAATAGTCATCATATCTTTTCTCATGCGTTCATAATACTTAGACTGTTGTTTTGTAAGAGGAATTTTTCTAGTTGTGTAGGTCATGTCTGGTAAATCCAAACAATCTTCTTTTGTAAATCGTATCGCAGGTTGTAAAGCTTTGTGAACTACATCCTCTGCTTTTTCTTTTGGTAGCCATATAAATTGAGATACTTTATACATGACAAGATCTTTGAACGTACCGAAATATTTAGGTACATTAGCGGGGTTTATAATTCTAGCCAGACCATACGCATCTGTGGGAGATTGCGATGCAGGTGTACCTGTCAGCATCCATACCCATGTATGTGGTTTTATTATTGAGTTTAGTATCTTCCATCTTTTTGTAGTAACCGTTTTATATGCGTTTGCTTCGTCTACTACTATAAGGTCAAACTCGTTGTCATTTACTGCATCTCGTATAATCTGCAACCCATCATAGTTACATATTACAAACTCAGCATCAGAGTTTACGACCTCTATCCTTTTTTCTCGTGAATAGCTGTGGGCTATCGCTACCGACCTATGGATAGCAAATTTAAATAAGTCCCCACCCCACGCAGATTGCATGATAGATAGAGGACATAGCACTAAAACTCTTTTGATAAACCCTAGTTTCATTAAATAATCAGCCGCCCATATTACACTAGCTGTTTTACCCGTACCTTGTTCGTTAAAAACAAACGCACGACGATTTAATGTTAGGAATGAGGATGTTTCTTTTTGATGTTCAAACGGTTTGTATTTACCACCCCATTTATAATTTCTACATATGGGACTGGGGACGTTTTTTATTTTTAGATTTTTTAAAACTTGTGCTTCTTCTAAACCCCAATTTACTAATACCTCGTTAGAAGAAAGTGATTTGCTTTTTGGTATTACCTCTGTGATCTTATTAGGCTGTCGTACTTTTAGTAGCAAAGCCTTGTTGTCTATGATCTCCATCGTACTCTCCTTTCGATACACGTACAGACCAAAGTAACATTTTTACTTAGTCAGAGGACATTATACCTTTTTCTTTTT